GAGCCACCCGCACCACCTCCGCCGCCACCGGCGGGGCCGGGGGCGCCGCCCCCGCCACCACCTGCAACGATAAGGTAGTCAATAAGCAGACTGCCGCTTGTGCCAAAGCCAAACGCGCCCGCCGATGCTACACCGATGGTTGATAAACGTGGCATTTATGCGTACCTTGTTCTAGCAGCAAGCACGGTAAACGTAGCACTTGCAGTTTTAAGAATGGCGTAAGTGTAGGTATCTACCGAGTTAACATTACCCGCAGTAGGTGCAACACCACCTTGCCATTTAGGCGTGACCGATACGCCATCAATAGTCAACGCGCTGTTGTAATAGGCGGTTGCACCTTGGGTTGCCATAAAGGTGACGGTAATGGTCTGCCCCGTAGACATCAAGCTGTTAAGCGTAGCCGCCGATGATGCGCGTAAATTTATTGTCCAGTTGGCAGTTGCGTTAGTTGTGTAGTACACAATGGATTGTGTTGCTACGTCGTAATTGATTGTGCCGGTAGCAGCGGTCGCCGATATAGTCGTAGTTTCAACAATGTTTTTAAAGGTATTGTTGGTGACGTTAAGCAATTGAAACCGTGTACCGTCGTATTCAATTAGCGTCAAAGCACCGGCTTGAATGTCGCCCGCCGCCAAAGCCACCGTGCCGAACTTGGTAATTGACTTAACCCCAAGCGTGTCGATGTCGATTGTGACGGCAGCGGTGTTGGCGTTCTGAGCAATAAAGCTGTATTGTGCGCCCGCAGCATATCCTGACAATGCGGGTGTAGCCAAGCCGGTTAGCGTGTTTGTACCGGCAACCGTAATTAGGTTGCTAAAGGTTGTCGTGTCGTTAATTGCCGGAATATTGTCATACGACCCAATCTGAACGTAAGTCGAGGACTTCAGCACAAACTTGTACAGCACCCCGCCGTCTAGCCAAATCTCATTTGGTGTGCGCCCTGCCGCGTCCAACACAATCGGGTTGGTGTTGTTGGTCGTGCCGTCGCGGGTAGTGTAAGTTGTAACTGGCGTGGTAGTGCCCGACAGGTAGGTGTATATCAAGCCGCCGGTCAGAGGTGCGCCATTGGCATCTGAGAATTGCGCGCCCGCACCGGCAAAGGCTGAAAGATTGATGGACATTAGACTATCCCTGTAATGATGCCGTTGACGACCGTCACGGTTTTAGAATCGGTTGTTGTAAAAGTGCCTGAAGCCCCGCCCGCACCGCCGCCCAATTGTTCGTAGAGAGCATTAAAAAATCTAAACCATTCGCGTGACATGAGCCCCGTAGCTGGGTCTACAACAGGCACCCGAGGCGCGGGGATTTGAGTAATGTTCATGCTTTGGTCGCCTCAACATCAAGTTCAGCCGCCATGATGGCAATCTTGACCGGATCGGTGCCTGAAATCTCATACACCCGATCCCGCAACTTTTCAGTCATGCCAAGGCGACGCCAAATGACGCGAGTGCCGTACGCGCCTATACCGCCCATTGATTTCCAATGTTCGTTTGACCAAGTGTGACCACCATCGTCTGACCAGCGCAGCATTACCAAAGGCTGCACATAGTCGTCAACAGACATGATAATTTCAATTTCATCAACAATGCCGATTGAGCCCGATACGATCATAGGGCTCAAGTAGACGCGTCCTGGTATTTCGGTGCGGCCTTGCAGCCCCACGCCGGATTCGCAATTTAGTTGCAACGAATGTTGAGCGGTACGCTTAAAGTTATTGGTGCCGGTGGGCAACGCCCGCCAAGAGCGCAACCATTTTTGAGTGCGTGGGCCATCTGCGTAGACTTCCAAATCAAAGGCATACAAATTGCCGTTTTGAAAGTCGCCTACGATGACCTCGTTATTAAAAAACATTTGGCAATTGCTGCGGTGGCGACTAAAGTCGCCGTTACTAAAACTTGCCCGCTCATGCCATGCTTGCGCTGCCACGTCATACACCCAAGTCGCTTGCGCGGTAGGGAAGGTCAGGACGTAAAACGAATGACCGTCTTGCTGATAGGTGTAGGCAATGGCGTCCGAGATGTCACCGTACTGTTGAATCTGCCACTCAATTGCGTGGGTGCTGATACGCACACCGGTGTAGCCTTGTGAGCGGTAGACAATGCCTTGCCCACGGTTATCTGCGCCTAGCCAAAACAAACCGTTGTCTAGTTTGGCAACCGAAAAGGTTGCAGCGCATCCAATTTCATTGAACGCGCCTTGGATTCTTTGTAAGGGAAAACCCGAACCTTGGGCTGCGTTGTACCAAACTTCAACCGAAGTTGTGCCAAACAACCAAATCTCAGAATGATCGGTAATGGATGACACTAAACCGTCAGGGTTGCCCTCGGCGCTTGCAAAATCAAGCGGGTCAACAGCAAGTGGGTTAAGCAAATCTGTTACCCACACGCGCTGGCTGTCGGGCTCGATAAACACAAAGTAGCCGTCAAGGTACGAAACCGTTAATGCGCCAGGGAAGTCTACGTCCGTAATCTGTGCAAACACGGTAGTTGTAGCGTTGTAGATAAAACTTGGGCCATTACAAGCCACAAACAAATGGTTGCCATCATCAGCCATTGACACCGGCCCATCGTTGGCAACTACGCCGAGCGTTGTAATGGCGTATTGATTATCAATGCGGTAAAGCGTATTGCCCGACACAACGTAGCCGTAACCACCGTATTGCCACAAGCCCCGCACGGGGCCGGTGCCCACGGCGACTAATAACTGAAGCCCTGGCGCTCTATTTAGAAACGCAGGTTCTAGACCGCCCTCGGCGACCACCTCGGGGAACAAGTTGATCATACGGTTGTCGGCAGCGTTGACGCTGCGAGCCGTGTATGCGGAGCCGAGGATAGGCGACTTCATCAATAATTACCGGCAAAGATGTTGAACCGTTGACGCGTCGCAACAATCGAATAAGGCAACGACATAATATCGTCAGGGTTGTTGATGCGTTTCAAGTTGCGCTTAGAGTACATGGCGATGCGCGACACTTGGGGTGAAGGCTCGACACCAAACTCAGGTGCAATTTCACACGCCAAGTTGTAACGGAAAGCGCGAAGGTAGCCTGGCGGGAACGCCAAGGGCGTAGACAACAACGCGGGGGTAGTTAGTTCTTGCACCGACACAATGTGCCATTCCAATACCTTGGTGGGCACCGGATAGACGGTCATCGTAATGTCGGGGTAAGTCATGTTGACAAACATGACTTGAGGGTAGGTAGACGTCACGGTCTTGACCGCAATGCCGTTGTACTGCTGTTGGTTGACTAGCTTAATGCCAAACGAAATGTTAGACGACGGATCACGAAAGTAAGTCGAGTCATCTACTAAAATAGGGCGGTTGCCCACAAAGTCGCCCGTGGGGCCGAGCGTGCGCGTAGCAAAGTTTGGTAACCAAGAGAAGACTTGGTCTTGGGTAGAAAACACCGACAAACGCTCGGTGTTCCATGAGTCAATCATCTGATTAAGTGCGGCTAACGCGTCATTAGCGGTCGCAGCCGACGGTTCTTCACCTTCAGCCAGTTGACCGATTAGGCGTAACGCCCCATTGATTTGATCACCGGCTGTGGTTGTGGTCATGCCTACTCCGTTTTACGACGTCGTTTTAACTCATTCACAGGCGCAGCCTCTTCTACTGGCGCGTCTAAATTATATACTTCCCACCCGTTTTTGACGTCAGCTTGGGCTTCCAAATCGGAAATTGCCACCTTGCTGCCGTGGATTGGGTGCTTTAGGTAAATGTGCATTTGAAATCCCGTTGCGAGGGGCGAGGATCGCCCGCCCCTCTACGCATTAACCTGCGATGCGGTAAGCGACGTAAGTTGCGTCAGCGGTCTTGCGAACGCGCCAATTGCAAGCTGTATTAGCCGAAACTGCTGCAACACCAACCAAAGTCACGCCGGTGTTAGCCGTAACCGTAGCGGCGTTTGTGCCACCGATGTTGATGATGTGAAAGTCAAACGAACTGTTGACTTTCATGCTTGAGAACGCTGCGTCAAGATCAGTGCCCAAGGGCATGGTCAAGGCAACGGCTGCGCCAGTATAAGTGATGATACCGGTTGCCAATTCAGCGGCGGTCAGAGTGGCCGCTGCTGTTTTAGCTACTGGTGCTTGTTGAGTTCCGAGGATAACCTCGCCGAGATTGCCATCACCAATTTGATAGCCACCTGCGCCATTTGGAAGTGCCATGTTGAAATTCCTTTAAAAAGTTTAGAAGAGGGGGCTTGCGCCCCCACTCTGTTTAGCCCCACATACGGACGGCTGTGACCGGACGAACCGCATTAAAGCCGTACAACACGTCAATACGGCAAGGCATACGGTCGTTGTTGATATCGTACTGACGTACGATACGCAACGAAATACCGTTATGCACTTGGCGCGAAGCCATGTCCACACCTTGTGGCAACAGCAAGTCAGCAGTCGCCAACGTGATCGCATCTTTGTGATAGATCAAGTTTTGCGGGTATGTTGTAGCTGATCCACCCAAGAACGTCAGCACAGCGCTAGCAGCGGGGAACGAATCCACGGTAGCCAAAGCGTTTGCAGGAGTGAAGATAGGTGGCTGAACTGTCAGCGTTGCGGTAGTTGTTGACGAAACAGTTACGTCAGCAGTTACGACAAATTGCTGCAAGGCGCCAGTTGATTGACGGGTTTGTGGGTTGACTGCATACACGCCAGCATTGGTGAACACGTCACCGATCTT